TTACGCTACATCATGTTCAAGAGAGGCGTTACCGCTTGCTATGGCGTCTAAAATTCTATTGGCAGCGTCCGCAGTCCACTCAATAATACGCTCGTTTTGATACATAGGCGGCTCATTTTGCATAATCCAAGCCATGTATCGCTTGTCAAACGTATTCCGAGATACACCTGCCATTTTGACCAATTTGGTTTTATTGATTCTTTGTATCATACTCACTCCCTATCAATCGCTTTAACTTAAATTTTTGCCAATCATCAACATCAAACTTACCCGCAAACGCAATCAAACCTTTGCTAAAGCTTGATTGCACCCATCCATTGGGTGCTCGCCATGTTGCAAGATACGGCGATACGTCAGTAAAAAATCCTATACCGTACGCATTTACTACTAAAAAATTAGCCCATTCAGGTGCGCCCTTGAATACGTCTTGTGTTAATGTTTTAGTCACTTCTTTTTCCCCTTAGTTTTTCGGTTGTTTCGTGCATTGTGTGGTGGGACGTAGTGGCTATAATCTTTGCCCCATGGCGTGTTAAAGTAGCTTTGCTTGCTTGCAATCTGAATAGCCATCATGTGAGCAAGGCATAGTTTTGCGATTCTAGTCACTTTGCACCTCGCTTTCTGCTTCATGCTGCTTAACGATGTTGATAGCTTCAGTAAACCCATTTGCATTACCGCCAAAATAACGTACATCGTGCAGTGTTTTGGCATCTTTCTTACACTGTAGATATTGAGTAGCTTTTTTCTCTAACTTCTCAATCAGCGTTAGACGCTCAGTCGCATCTACTGGCTGCGTGATTACGCTTGCTGTCTGTATTGTTGATATGCGTTCCATTAGATAAACTCCTGTAGCTGTGGTGGTGTGTAGTTTTCGCCTTTCTTGATTTTGCCGTTGTCATCAAACACTGGCTTGCCGTTTTCAAACTTTGAAAAGTTGCTGCGGACAACTTCGGCAAGGGCTTTTTGCATATCAAAGCCGAACATATAGCCCACGCCTAACGCTGTAACGATTTGGTCGCAAAGGCTGTCTAGCAGTTCGATATCTTTTTCTAAACTTAGCGGTTCAATGTGTTCGCTATCTGTAAACATATTTTTGTAGTAATCGGCTAGATTATCTACTTCTAAGGATTCGTAACGGTTTCCCAATTCCACCATCATTTCTGCTACTTCTTCAAAATGACAGCCAATTTGCACCATTTGACTTTTAAGTGTCGGCTTTGGCACTGCCAATTCAAACCATTTCAGCGTATCACTTAACGGCTCACTGACTGTCTCAAAACTCGCATTTATCCAACGCTGTAGTGTCTGCTCGCACCATGCCTTGCCATCGTCTAGCGTGTCAAAGGTATGGTCTTTTTCGGGTCTCATACCGCTACAATAGACTGTGCTTTCAAACTTGCCTTTACCATTTGATTTAACGCTTAATTCAATGCCTAGCACTTTTGCGGTGGCTTCTGTCGTGTGGGTCTGCCATTTGATAATTGGTTTCATACTGCCACCTCTGCTTTGATTTTTGGCTCGTGTTGATAGTTTTGGATTTTGATATCGTCAACGGTAAACTGGTCGATATCGTCAATATCGGGGTTTAGCCATAGGGTGGGTAATGGGTAAATTTTACCTTCTTTGGCTCGCTGTAATTGCTCTTTGCATTGCTCAACGTGGTTATTGTAAATATGACAATCGCCACCATTCCAAATCAGTTCGCCCACTTCATAACCGCAAACTTGGGCTAGTAGGTGTGTAAGCAAGGCGTATGACGCAATATTGAACGGCACGCCTAAAAACATATCGGCTGAACGCTGATTGATTAGCATTGATAATTTGCCATCATTAACATAGCACTGAAACGCATAGTGACAAGGTGCAAGTGCCATTTTGCCGTTGATGACATTTTGCTGTGGGCTAACTGATTCATCGGGCAAGTCTGCTACATTCCATGCACTGACTAAGTGGCGGCGGCTGTTAGGATTGTTTTTAAGGCTAGATACAAGGTTTGATATTTGGTCTAAATAATCGGGCAGCCATTCATCATATAGAGTTTCGTAATAATACTTTTCCCATTGCCGCCATTGACTGCCATACATATCGCCTATGTATAATTCATCTGAGAAATCAAACGCCTTAGTTGCCCACGCATCCCAAATTTTGCAGTCATTTTTTTGCAAAAACTTTATGTGAGATGAGCCTGTCAAAAACCACAATAATTCAACCATCACGCTTTTAAAATGCACTTGCTTTGTGGTCAGTAATGGGAAACCTTTTGACAAGTCAAAGCGCATTTGCAAGCCAAAAAGTGACTTTGTGCCTGTGCCTGTGCGGTCTGTTTTTTCATTGCCTTTTTTTAAAATCTGTTCTAGCGTTGCTAGGTATTCGGTATCTACGTTATTCATTTAATCATCTCGCATTTAATAAATTCAGCGTCAATCAACGCCTTTTCTTTGCTGTATTGTTTGATAGCAAGCTGTTCGCAACTTGCTACCGTGCTAAATTTGCGTAATTTGTTACGCCACCGATAGGTGATGACAAATCTACTCATTGAGTACGCTCTCAATAATCAATTCGTCATATTCAGCGTTTTGCGCTTCTTCGAGTAGTGTGGTGGTGCAGCGTTCAACTGTTTCATTTTCCATCTCATATCCTTAGCGACCTGCAAGCAAGCCGCCTTTGTTAGTTGATAGCTATTGGTTGCTAAAAAGGGATGTCTGAAAGGTCAGCTATATCACCTGCCTTTGGTGCTTCACGTCCTGCCATAACATCATCGGGCAATGGGTTGCGATTGTAGGTAGTGGAGTGACCGCCCATGAATGGGCTGTTATTGGTCATTTCGCTAGGGTCAACACCGATGGCAATACCTGCTTGCTCATAGGCTTTGCTTTTTGCCTTGTCACTGGCTTTTAGCATTGCTTCATAGACTTTGGTTAACGCGGTTTGGTCACTTGGCTGACCTGCGTTTTTTTGCCATGCAAGCTGATTTGTTTGATAGTCATACACGTTAAACAAATTAGTTCCTGCTTGTTTCGGTTGACCTTCTTTGACATACCAGTTTTCAGCTAGAAACGCACCGAAAGCCTTATTTGCTAATTCAGGTGCAATCATCATAGGCACTTGTAAATCTTTGCGCTCGTCAAAGTTATATTGCCAGTGGTTGCCTTGCACCTGTGACAAGCTAGGCACGTTACACACTGTCATGAGCGCATTAACGATGTTCTCACCGCCCCAACGCTCACCTGCGCTATTGCCATACCACAGTGTTAAATGAGCCGTGCTTTTGCTCTCATTCATCACATAAAGGTCTAGCGCATAGTTTTGACCGCCTGTGTTGTTTGGCTTGGCAATCCAACCTGCTGAAATGATTTTCAGTGTTAATTGGCTATTGCCTTGGATAAAGTCTGATTGACCTGCTTTGTTAGCTTTCGCTTTGTCTAAATTCCAAAATGCTGACATGGGTAATTCTCCTATTTATGCCACTTCGGGCGTTGGTTGGGTTTCGGTTAGGGTTTTTGATAAGCCGTAGTATTCGCATATCGCGTCATCTACTAGGTTTAAATCGTTTGGGATAAGGTCACTTTCAAACATACCTTCGGGACTTTTGACCGTGTTAAATCCGTTATTTTGCGTCATGAAAAAGCGTCCGTTTTCGTTGACCTGTGTTTGTAAAACAGTTGTCACCATGCCTTCTAGGACAATCTTTTCATCAAGCATTTTGCCGATGGTCTTAATGCTGGTGCGTCCGTTGTTGTCTTGGGTGTGGGCTAGGATGTAAACACGGCAGTCATTTGGCACTGCATTAATAGCGGTATCAATCACACTCCACGCGTTGTATGCTAGCTCGTTGTATCGCTGAAAAGCCGCATCACCTTTGTACTGCTCTTTTGCGCCTTTGATAAACTGATTACCCATGATGTACTGAAAGTCATCAATGACAATAATGGGTGTGGGTGTTTTTGGGCTGCCATCTTTAGCGGTATTTGCCCCAAGTCGGATTAATGCTTGTTTGATTTTTTCAGCATTATCTGTTGCAAACTTGGTGAAGTTTTTACCATTAGCAAAAGGTAAGGGTTTGTTCATCACATTGATGACAGTACAGATTGATGGGTCAATATGCTTTAAGCTGTACGATTTGCCTTCGCCGCTATTTCCCAAAATCATTGTTACGATAGCCATAGTATTTATCCTATTTTTAAGAATTGACCTTTGGTGAAAGTTACGCCATTTAGTGCAAAACTAGGGTTATCCTTAAATAAATCTAGCAATGCTTTTTTGTTTGGCTCTACCTTAACCACTTGATACTCAGGCGGTAGGTTTTCAGCGTTTTCCACATTCACGCTAAACTGTGGACTGCTGCGTAAGCTGATAGGCAAAACTGGGTGCTTTACCTTCTCAATGCCTAGTGTTTGCATGGCAAACTTGATGTTGCTTTTTAGCCATTCTGTTCGATTGTCGATAGCTTTTTTCTTGGCTTGTAAGCGTTTAATTTCTTCGCTTATTTGCTCGCTATCGCTTGATAGGTTTTTGACCACAAAGCCAGTATTTACAATCTTTTGCTCAGTATCTTGGCTAAGTTGCAAGGCTTGCATAAATTCGTCATTGCTAACAGGCTCGCCATTCTCGGCTCGCTCTGATAGTTCGATTACTGTTTTCATGGTTTCGTTAGCCATGTCGTAAAGGTTTGTCATGCTGTCACCTCAAATAATTCATTAAACTTCTGCAAGCCGTAGGAGTTCATCAATTCGACTTGCTCTTGCTCTAACTGCTGCTGATACTCGCAATCAAAGTCAAAATACTCTAACTCTTGATTTTGTACTTCGATTGCTAATTCACTCATTCTGCTCACTTGGCACCGCCTTTTATATCCATGATTAACTTATCGGTTGGGCTGATAACTGGGTCGTTGCCATAGCTGCTTAACTTTAGCCCTAGCGTGATAAAGCTCAAGAAAAGCACTGTCAAAATGCACAGTGCTGCAATGTCTTTTAGTAGGTCTTTCATGCGTAAACATCCTTTTCAAAATCTGCGATTTTCTCAACATTCTCAAAGTAGCCTTTGAACGAGATAATCTCTGCTAACATAGCGCTGTCAGTAATCTCTACTAGCTGGCTGCCAATCTTTAAATAAGCCGTGTTTAGCACTTCATACTCGTTATACTTGCCTGTGTGGTAGCTTGTATCTGCTACCACTTCTAAGTTCATGCCGAAATGCGCGTTTTTAAATTCGATAGTTTCCATCTCGTTCCCCTTAAAATTCATAGCTTGCTTTTTGTAGTTGTTGGATTTTTGCTTTGCAGTTGTCGTTTAGCCAGTTCTCAATCTGTTTTTTGAAATAGGCTTTGTGCTGCAAAAATTCGCTGCTTAGGTTTTCCATTTCAATCAACATGATTTCTAGGTCGATATCGTCAATATCGTTCTCATAATCCATCTTGATGATGGCTTCAAATTCGAAGTTGATGTAGCAGTCATCAATGCTGTCATCCGCTAGATAAACATTGCCTGTTGCTAGGTAGTCGCAGTCATGCTCTACAACATCAATGTTATTGTCGTAGTGGCTATGGATTTTTAGGTTGGTGTGTGCCATACTGTTTTAACTCCTTGTTGAGTAAAGCCCTGCGTCTTGGTCGATGTTTCAGGGCTTTTTGTTGTCTAAAATTTAAATTCGTCAAAAACTTCTTTTTTAATTTCAAGCTGCTTTTCATGCTTTACTAGTTCTTGATTTTCCCATTCTTGATAGGCTTCTTCGCTTTCAAAGTCTGGCAAATCTTCTTCTTCATCAAACATAATCATTCACCTTTTGTTAGTTAATCCATCTTAGCCACCTTGTATAAACAGTGGCTAAAATTGAGTAACTTCTTTGCAGCTAACTAGACTGCTTGTCTAAGTCGGAATTGAATTTCGCTAGTTCGTCACTTTGCGTTATTGCTTGGTATGTGCTTATTATGCAATATTGCATTAATCAATGCAAGCAATTTTTGCATTAAATTATGCAAATATCCATAAATAATGCAAAGTTGCTTAATTTAGGCAATAAAAAACCCGCTTAAATGCGGGTTCTGTGGTAAGATTATTTTATGATTTTTTGTAACTAAGGTGAGTTATGACTGAAAATTCAGAACTAAAAGAGATTGTAAAATCAGTTATTGTTGAAGCCTTGCAATCTCCTCATCAATCTGAGATAAAGACTGCGTTAAAAAGTTTTTTAATTCAAGAAACGCGGCAAGGCGGACTTCTTTCGCGAACACAGAGTACAACCGATTTGGCGGATTGTGTGCTTCGTTTTTCATCGAAAAGGAATCATATTCCATTTTCAGGCTTTCCAAAAGAAAGCTAATAAGACAAAAGGGTGGTATATGGCAAGTCCTATAAATAGTGAGTATCTACAGGTTTTGGCATTAAGGGAGCGTGGTGAAAAGCCCCCAAAGTGGGATGAAATAGATTATAAAGTTAAAAACCATAACCTAGATATTGATGAAAGAAAAATGCAGTTTATGGCAGAGCTCCATGAGATTTTAGACGCTTATGGAACATGGACTTATGTCATTTCCGCTAGTGAGTTGATTGATGAATATGTTGCTGAGATAATTGCCAAAAAGAGTGCTCATCTGGCAGATTGCCCCAAAAGTAATTAAGTAGTGTTTGGCAAGTGGCTATCAATTCTTTTTTAACCGATAGCTTACTGCCGCCTAAGAAAACTACAACATCATCACTATGCGCCCTTACAATTAAATTAGCTGGATTGTTAGTCACTTTAATAGCAATCTCTTCATTATCATCAACAGGCAACGCAACTATACGAAATTGCACCTTGCCATCTCTGTTGTTTTTATGGTCGGTGTGGCACAACGCATCGCGAAATAAGATGATTTTATTTTGCAACTCTGTTTTATTGCTATCTGTAAGTTTGTTATATTTCCAAATTAAGCTACGCACTAATACCAAAAATTCAGTTAGGGCAGAAAAGAATAAATCATCATCATGCTTTTCTAAAATGCCGTTCTTGATTAAGATTTCACATCGTTGCAACTGATAAGCAACTTCAAAAATGAAATTTTCATTAAAATGGCTTAAATCTTCATTGCCCTTCCATTTCTCTGCATTTTTAACTTTATTCATTGTTATGTTCTCTTAAATCCGTTTAATCAAATACACCTTGCTGATAAACACACCAACCATTGCGCCACTGGCTAACAGGGTAGGCGAATTTAAGGGCGTGTATTAGGTAGTGATACTGCCAAGCATGCATCATTGGCAATCTTCCATGTGTGGCGATTGGGTGACAACTCTTTTTTGGTCGGGGTTGCTGCAAGTGATTATTAACGAACCCTCATCGGTGCAGTATCTAACTATTGATGCTTGGCTATTTATCATAATTGGCGCAACTTTATAGCCTTTCATAATCATAAAATCCGACCATGCGTTTTGCTGTTTAACGCACTCCGTAAAGTCCATAGGTGTGCTACCGCTTTTTATATTTCCATCAGTTTCTCTATCTTTTTCTGCTTTGATTTTTTCTTTTGGCTTTTTATCTTCCTTGATAGCTTTTGCTTTTTGCGGTGGACTTGGTGTACTAGCAACCACAGGTGCAGGCGCGCTTGCAACTGTTTCTTCTGTTGTAGAAGATGATACAGGCTGATTTTCTGCTTTTGCTTTCAAAATTATCATACCAAGTACAAGTATGGCGATGCTTGCTAAGGTATAAACAATCCTTTTAATTTGTGGATTTTTCTTTACTAGAAAATCTTTAACAATACTGCTAGAAAGAAACGCAGATATTAAAAAAATTAGCGCAAAAAATGGTTTTCCACCATCAAAACACATATACGCCATAAATAGACCAAGCACGCTAAATAAGTTGCCCATCAGTCTAAAAAATTGGGTGGCTGCTATTTTATTCCGCTCTTGTTCCTGCTTTTTTTTAATCTCTGCTAATTTTGCCTTAACACCTGCTTGTGTTTGAACAAGCGAGCCACAGTTAGGACAAGTAACTGCTCTTAAGCTTACTAGGTTGCCGCAATCATCGCATGATATTAATAAATCGCCCATATTAACCAGCCCTATAAACTTTGCGACCAACGACAATTAAACTGTCCGCAGTATCGGTGGTTAAAATCTTATCGTCATAGTTTGGGTTAAAGCTGTGCAAGCGTAATTTGCCGCCACCTTCAAAAAATATCTGCTTAAACATTTTTGCACCGTCTAACAGTATTGCATAAACCTCACCGTCTTTTATCTCTTTGTCTGAGACATCAATACCCACCTCGTCACCATCTTCAATATGCGGACTCATACTATCGTTTGTGGCGCATACCAACTTAAAGTTATCAGGCTTGATATTTCTTGTCTTAAAGAAGTCAGGCGAAAAACCGCGATAACCTTTTATTTCTTCAAAGTCTGCATCATTCCCATCGCCACAACAAAAATAAGTGGCGTATATAGGAATTTGTATATCTGTTTCCACTTGACCGACAACAACATTATCAACGCCTACAATATCTGAAACCTTTACGCCATTTTCAATATCATCATAGCGAAGCTGGGCTACAGTGTAGCCGAAGTAATCCGCATATTTTTGTAATACGTCATCTCTAGGATTGACAGTATCGCCGTTTAATATTCTTGTCGTTGTGGATTGCGCCACGCCTGTTAGTTCCTGCAACTGATTGGCACTAATGCGTTTCTTATACATCAAATATTCTAGGTTTTTGATAAGCATACTCATGGTAAGTACCTTTTATTGTTAGGTTTTATTCTATTTTATGCGTATTTGCATAATAAATAAATACCTATGCAAAAAAATACTTGTATTAATGCAACTTTGCATTATAATAAGCAATGTTACATTAAGAGAGGTATCTATGAGTCCACAACAAATGATTTTATCGTTACTCGATAAGAAAATCACCCAAAACCAAATTGCAGAGGAAGTGGGAGTTGACCAGTCAACAATCTCTCGATACGCAAAAGGTCAAAACCCAACTTGGCATATTGCCGAGAAAATCAAAGAAGCTTTTGAGAAATTATCAAAAGATGAAGCATAAAAAAACCCCACTAGCACGAACTAGTAGGGCTTCAATCAAACTAAACAGAGAGGTAATTTTACCATGCAATTAGCTGAACTACAACCGAAACCACAAACGCTTAATTTCAACGGTCATGAATTTACCATGATTTTGATTAATGGCGAGCCATACTTTAACGCCAATGAAGTTGCGAACACTTTGGAATTTGCAAACCCTAGAGATGCAGTAGCTAATCATGTCGATTCAGACGATGTCGCCTTAGCCGACACCCTTACAAAGGGTGGTGTGCAAAAACAAAAGTTTATCAATGAAAGCGGTTTGTATGCCTTAATTTTTGCAAGCAAGAAACCGTCAGCCAAAGATTTTAAAAAATGGGTCACTAAAGAAGTCATCCCATCAATCCGCAAAACTGGCAGTTACTCGATTCAACCACAAATCTCACTCCCAAACTTCACTGACCCAGCCGCCGCAGCTGAAGCATGGGCTAAAGAGTATCGAGAAAAACAAGCCTTAGCAATCGAACTCAAAGCAGCCGAGCCGAAAATCAATCATTACGACAAAGTTGTCGAGCGCAAAAACCTACTAAACGCTACACAAGTAGGCGAAAAACTAGACGGCATGAGCGCGATTATCTTAAACCGCCATTTAACCGAATTGGGTGTTTATAACAAGTCAGTCAAGCGCGGCAAGGTGTTTAGCACTTGGTTTATCCAAAAAGGCTATGGCGAGATGAAACAAAGTGAAGCAGGGTATGACCAACCGCTATTTACCCAAAAAGGTCAAGCATGGATTGTCGAGCAGCTAACCAGTGAAGGGGTGGCGTGATGGATAGACAAACCCTTAAACAAGGACAAATTGTGAAACTAATCTATGGTGAAAGGATTGTATTGATTTCAGAAGATGAGTCTAAAAACTTCATCGCAAAAGGAATCGTTTTGCAAGGAGATATAAATATAAACAACAAAGAGGATGTTGTTGGCGGCTTTATTTTAATTCCTGCAACTCATTACTTGGTAGTTTCAAACATCAACGAAACTAATATTTTAACGGATTTTGAAATCAATAAGAGATTTATAGATTTCACGAATGAAAAAATCAAAGGTTACCAGTATTTTGTTGAGCAATTAAAAAAGAGGTACGCAGAATGAACAAACTATCTCAAGCATACAACTATCACACACTACCAAAATCAAATCCTGTCAGCCCAGTATGCAATTTTTGCAACAACACAGACAACAAATGCTGCGCTGAAGCAGACAAAAACTATGAAGCAGAACAGGCTAAAAGAGAGCGTGAGCTGCGAGCCGAAGATGACTTGTTTAACAGCGAATTAGCGCGGTTAGGGTTTGGCGCGATGGTGTGGAGTGGCGAGTGATGAAAAAGGTATCTAGGCAAGAAATTGTTAACACGCTGCTAACCGATGGCGAGATTGTCTTAGACAACTATGACTCATCACAGCGCATACAGATACAGCAGTATATGTTTGTTGCAAAAAAGGACTTAAAGAAACAAGGCTACACCGTTGAGCCTGTTTATGTCGATGCAACCATTTACAGCTATGAGCGCGTCAAAATAGGTCAAGAATCCAACGTCAGACGCATTAAGCAAGTTGATATTAAAACACCACCAATGCCGCCACGGATTGATATTAGCCAAAAGTCAGCGGCTTATCGGTCGGTCTATAAAAAAGCGCAAAAACACCTAAGCCCAGCTAAAAGCAAAATCAGTATTCACACATTTAGCGATATTAATAATCAATCTTTACTCAAGCAGGTTCTAAAAGATTTGGGTTGGCGGCAGGGTGAAGCGTGTATGTGGTCAAAACCACTGGCGTCATAAAGCAAAAACCCACTCGTGGGGAGTGGGTCGGTGTTTAAGTCACATGGAGAAATAAACATGACTAAAGTATCACAAAACAAAAAAGGTAGCAAGATGGATAAATCAATCATACGCACAGTTAAAAATGCAGAAAATCCGTTTGTGATGATTGACAGGCGCATTTTTGAGAATGATGGTTTATCGCTGAAAGCCAAAGGGTTATTGGGCTACCTTTTATCACGTCCTGATAACTGGACTATTTGCATGGCTGATTTGGTCAAACGCACCAAAGATGGCAAAGACAGCGTTAATAGTGCGCTTGATGAGCTTATTGAAAGCGGTTATGTGGTAAAAACCGAACAACAAAGAGAAAGCGGCAAATTCTCCACTTGTGAGTATGTGGTTTATGAGCAACCTGTATTAAAAAACCGTGATGGAGAAACCGATGCGGAAAAACCGCAACGGAAAAACCGTGACGGAAAATCCGCCACTAATAATAATGATTTTAATAATAAGGAATATAACGAGAAGGAGAAAGCGCAGCCGCAAAATTCTGATGGTTTTATCGTTGGTGATATACCACAACAACCAGTTCAAGAAGTCACTGAGAAAATGATTGATGAAGCAATTAGCTACTTAGTCATGCAAAAACTACTCAATCCGTTTGAGCAATTCAACCGTGACGCTATCCGTTTTGAGTTAGTCAATTCTCAGCAATACAAAAAACCCGCCATTATCACCTTAGCAAATTTTGTTAATAAGTTACCAGTTAACGAGCGCATTGCACGTTTTCAGACCTTAGCACAGTCTGAAATTATCCATCCAAGCCACATCGTATCTGCGCCAGTGATTGATGATGCGCCAAAACTAAGCCGCGAAGAAAAACTAGCGCGTATTGCTCAGATTGAAAGGGGTGAAATCTAATGCTGCACAACTTAGACATGGAAAAATCCGTTTTAGCATCGTTGATGATTAACGAAAACTATGCTGATGTAGAAGGTAAGTTAACAGGTAAGAATTTTTACGCTGAACGTCATGAAATCATCTTTGACGCAATCACTCACCTTTACAACCAAAAACAGCCGTATGACGTTGTTATGGTCATGGATGAATTAGAGTCCAAAAACAAACTGCACTTGATTGGTGGTGAAGAGTATTTAGGCGAATTACTAGCGTCATCTTCTGCAACATTCAATATCGCCGCTTATTGCGTAAAAATCAAAGATTTTAGCCAAAGACGCTCAGCGATTGAAAAGCTAAAACAAGGCATTGACCAGTTAGAAAACTTTGACAAGTCAACTGACACGTTGATTAACGATTCTATTAGCGACCTTAACAACGTCATGATGCAGTCAACCAAAGGCGGGTATGTTGTCGCTAGCAGTCTTTTAGATGGGTTTTACGAAAAGTTGCTATCAGTGGTGAAGCATGGGGTGCAGCCATTTATCGGCACAGGCTTTGAAGAATTAAACAATAAGCTGCAAGTTGAAAAAGGCGACCTAGTGATTATTGCGGCTAGACCATCAATGGGTAAAACCACGCTGGCACAAAATATTGCGGTCAATATGGTTAAAGAGACAGGCAAGACAGGCGTTTTCTTTAGTCTTGAGATGACCAAAGAATCAGTTATTCAGCGTTTGATTAGTGCCACAGGTTCAGTGCGATTGGGGGCAATACGCTCAGGCGATTTAGGTGTTGATGGTGATAGTCGATTTAACAATACAACCGAATGGGGTCGCATGGTTGACGCGATGGATGAAGTTAAAAACTTGTCGTATGTGATTGATGATACAAACGGCTTAACCGTTGGCGAGATGCGAAGCGTATTAAACAAAATTAGACGCGAACAGGGTGAAATTGGCGTGATTATGGTTGATTACATTCAAATTATGGGCGGTATCGATGAAAGCGGTAACACAGCGCGTCAAATAGGCAATATCACAAGAGAATTAAAAGGTTTTGGTAAAGAGTTTGATTGCCCAGTGATTGCCTTATCGCAGCTTAATCGCAGCCTAGAAACACGCGGCAACAAAAGACCAATTATGTCTGACCTGCGCGAATCGGGTGCAATCGAGCAAGATGCCGACCAAATTCTATTTATCTACCGTGACGAAGTTTATAACGCGGAAAGTAAAGAAAAGGGCGTTGCTGAAATAATCATCGGTAAAAACAGACAAGGTGAAATTGGTAGTGTGCGGCTAGGTTTTGAAGGTCAATACAGCCGATTTACCAATTACGTCCCAAATTTTGACGATGAGCCGACATTTGGAGGTAGTCATGCTTAATTACCCCGACCCATTCGAGCATCCAAACGCCTACTGGCAATTAACCCATGATGACAATCGATTAACCGAGCGTCAGAAACGACAAATGTTAAAAGCGGTAGGCATGGACTACGACAAAGAGCCAAAAAAGACAAAAACAGAGATGGAGTTATCAGCATAGCCAAAACGCACAGAAACACGCCTATTTTTGATTTTAACGTCAAAGATAGGCAAACCATACTAGGCAAGGTTTAAAACGCAAATACGAGCAAATGGAGTGGCAAATTGACGAAATACGATTTTTTAGCAATAGCGGTGTTTATAGGGTTGGTTTTGGCAATCGTGATAAAGGTGGTGTTTTGATGACTCAACAAATGATGTGGTGTTTGATAGTGCCAGCCGTGATATGGGCGTCAATCAAGATTATCAGTGACGCTTACGAGCTTTACTACATAGTTAAATGCGATAAGGACAGAGATATGGGGTTTGATGATGAATAAGCAAATAATCAGTGATAAACAAATTGGCGGTCATAAAGGCACAACCAAAACACCGAGAGCCAAGCCAAAACAACTTGAAAGACAAGAGCAAAAAGAAGTCATCAAGTGGGCTAAGTGGCAAAAATACGGCAACTACAAGGTTTCTGATTTACTGCACCACAGCCCAAACGGTGGAAAACGTGACGCACGAGAAGGCAAGCATTTTAAAGAGATGGGGACACTTGCAGGATTCCCCGATTTAATTCTTTTCGTACCACGCAGCGAATATCACGGCTTGTTTATCGAGATGAAGCAAAAAGGCGGTAAGGCAAGCGATGTTTCAGAAAGTCAAAATGCAATAGCGATGCGATTAGCCGAGCAGGGTTATAAATTTGTTGTGTGTTTTGGTGCCAATCATGCGATTGACGAAATCAAAAAATACTTATTCGGTGGTGCGTGATGAGCTACTACCGCAAAACAGACAACGCTAAGGCGCAGATTGTCGAGCATAGCCCAGTGACCGATAGTGTGTATGTGCAGTTTGCTGACGAGCCGCCACAAATCATAACGTGGAATGAATTTATTGAGATGGTAACGCTAAAACTGGAGGTAAGCGATGACAAATGATGCGGTTGTATGCGAGAAATGTGGCGGTGAGTTAGAAACTAGCCTTGTTTGGGATAGGTGCCTAAAATGCGGACATTTGCAAAACCCACATTTTGAGAATGAGTTAGCTACTTATCGCCACCAAAACCGCAAGCACGGACACTATTTCAAAGATGTTTCGCAGCTAGATTTTATTGATGTTTATGCAGTTTTAAAACTCTTTGGTGTTACCGACCCATGTTTGCAGCACGCTATCAAAAAATTACTGTGCGCTGGTCAAAGAGGCGTTAAAGACCAAGCAAAAGATATCAATGAAGCCAAGGATACGCTAGAGCGTTGTTTAGAACTGCTAAGTATAGGCGGTGACAATGAATAAAACCCAACGGTTTGAAGCGTTACGCGGTTTGGATTGTTGTCGCTGTCGAAAATCACCCGTACAAGTTGCTCATTCTAATTTTTATGAACACGGCAAAAGCAGGGGTAAAAAGGCTGACGATAAATACACCATACCGCTTTGCCATAGCTGTCATCAATGGTTTGACCAATATCAGCAAATGAGTCGAGCCGACAGCAAAAAATGGTTTGACGAAAAACTAAACAACACGAACAGGATTTTGAATGTCAAAGAAAAATACGAAGCGTTTTAATATTATCAATGAACAGATAGTTGCAAACATGATGGCGTATGTCTTTGAGATGGTAAAGCAAGCCACCGAGAACCCAAAGACCAAAAAGCACGTTGTTGTTACGGTGGAATTGTTAACCGATGACGAGCTTAGGACGCTAGACCAAAACTCACTCTACTGGCTATGGCTTACTGCTATCAGTAATTATTTTGGCAACTCGAAAGATGAGCAGCACAAAATATTTAAGCGAAAATTCCTATCGGTTATCTATGTGCGTGATGATAGAGAGTTTGCAGATATGGCGCAGTCGGTAGGCAATCTTAGAAACATTATTGATGGGGTGGAATACGAAAATATTGCTCAAGGTGTGGCTAAGTTAATGAGTACAACCAAGGCAACAGTTAAGCAAATGAGCGAGTATTTAACGGATATTGACGCATTTTGCCAAAGACAGCAAATTAAATTACCAATTCCAAGCGAATATGAGTGGGTGTTAGGGGGTAACGATGGGGTATAGCGAGCCTAAGAAGGTGATTTGTCGTAGGACTGGTGACACGGTGGGAACGCTGCAAAGCGATAACATCAAGATTAATGGTAAGCCGTGCGTGATTTATTTTGATAGCAGAGTGAGCCACACAATCACATTGGGTAAAACTGTTTTTGATACTAAATTTCGCTTAGAGGATTGTAGATAATGCTGAATATCATTGAAGAATGGGGAAAGTGGGCGCGTCATCACAAAGATGATTTAGCAAGTCAATCAGCATGGCTATCTGTGATGCGTGACAACGTGCAAATGCATAAAGGGGTAAGATATTGCATTACTGACGAGCAAGCATTAGCTGTAGATGATGCGATATGCAAGCTATATCGATACAGCCCTGCACTTGGCAACGTATTGACGCTTAGATTTTTGTTTGATGTTCGACCAGTCGAGATAAGCCAAAATTACGCGGTTGCAAGGAACGGCGGTTATGTTAGCAAGGATAAAGTTTATCAAATGTTGGCAGAAGCACAGGGGTTTGTTATGGGCGCATTGATTGATTATGAAGCTTAATCTAAGTAATGCTTATACTCTTTTTCAAGCCACAGCCAAAATTTATCTACAAACTGCTCATCGTTTTTAGCTTGTGTGAGTAGTTTGCCACGCTCACTATCATTCTTGGCTTGAAAGCGGTGTGCAACTAACTTAGCGTTGTAATTTTTAACGGCGTCTAGTGTATAGCTTGGTGTTTTGTTTGACATAATGCTAAATCCTTGATAATATTTGCTCACTAAACGTTGGACATCGTAAGATTGTCACTTTGTTTAGTGTGTTTACCACCGCTTAGGTGGTTTAGAAAAAATCTGCCATCGCTTAGATGGTTAAAACCCCTTGACAGCACATCAAGGGGTTTTGCTTTTTTAGTCGATGATTTTAGTAATATTCATTAGCGTTTTCATTCAGCCAATCATAGTTATTTTCTACACCCATCGCTTCAAGTTCTTCCATGACTTCATCAGCATCTAAATTTTCACAAGCCCATTTTTGACTTTCTTCGTCATTCCAATATGCTTCGTTTGGTTTTGGTATAGATACATCACAGCTTTCATCGTTACCGCTTAATTGGATAATAAATTTATCGTCAATCGTTACATTCGTAGAGTACCCGCGTACGGTTTCGGTTTCTGTTTCAGAAATAGCGCGTTCAAAAGATTGCTCAAAGAATTGAATATTAGTGATTTTCATAACATTTTCCTTATTTAGTGTGTTTGAAGTTATCAAGTGAAATCAGCACATTTCGTCTTGATGTGTTCATTATATATAAATGCCTTTATATATGCAAGCATTAAATACAAATATTTTTAAATTATTTTTGTCTTTTCAAAACAGATTGACTTTTCCGAAAGGAAATGCTATAAAAGCATCATAATCGAGAAGTGTCTAAATGGTGCTATCGATTATGGTCTGACCCACCGCTAGACGGTACAGTAGGACTAATCGGTAACTGCTTAATCTAGCTTTTTATTTAGGTAAACGGCGATGATGATTAGGCGGTCACCTAACTTATCTGCCATGCGTAGAAAAAGTTACGAAGCCGTTTTGCGGTTTCAGATTTACAAGGTTAAGCGTGAGTGTCGGGGGTTCTCGATGTGTGCAGGGCTGGGAGTGTCTAGCCGCCTTGTGACTTAGTTACTTAAAGTAATTAAGCTATCGAGTGCTGACACAGAGCCAGTGTAGCAAATCTGTGTAACCTACAACAACTCCCCAAGTTCTTGCCCATTATGGGAATAACAAGTCTTGGGGCTATCTTATTAGCACTATCACCGCTGCCCTTATCCTCTCTTAGTATTGGTTTGGGTTATGTGATAGTTTTCTATCTAAACCGCTTGCATTAACTTGTAAGCGGTTTTTTTATGGCTTGCGGTCTAAGCGATGGGCTGCGAGTCTTTTTTATTTGCAAGGCACTCTAAGCAGTATTGCACTGGATAAGGGCACTTAGTGTAATCGTTTGGATTTAATGACAGGTAGTTACGCATGACGCGCTCAGATACCCCAATTACTTTAGCGGCTTTACGTTGTGATAATCCTGATTGCTCAATAAGTGAGCGTAGATAGTCAGGGCTTGGGTTGTAGTTGTCGCTGTTTGGTTTCATGTGGTCACTCCAAAAGTAAACCCTAGCGAGTTGCTAGGGCGGTGGGTTAGTTGAAACTTGCTTCTATTGATTTAAAAAGCTCTGCTACTTCATAGACTTTTTCGGCAAATAGTTTTGGGTTCGCCATAATCTCGGCTTCTGTAATGCCTTTTTCTTTTAGCTGTCCGATTGCTTCAAGCTGGCAAGCCATTAGAAAATCTTTGTTTAAAATATTAAATGGTTTTTGAACTTGTGATTGCATTTCATCGCTCCTATGTGCGGTTGGTTTTACTCTTAGCGGTTATCGCTCGGTATGTGTATATATTAGGCGAAATATGCCTAACTGTCAATAACTTTATCAAATATTTTTAAATTATTTTAGCCTCGGAGGGCTTATGACAAGTAAGCCACCTATGCCACCAAAAAGCCTACTTGATTATTCGCAAGGCGATGATGACGAAACTAGCTTTATTGAGTTTGAGCCAGCCACAGATTTACGAGAGTTTGTCACAGAAACCATACTTAACGAACATCACGAATTATACAATCCTGCATTTGAGCATATCACACTACTAAATGAGCCAGAGTTTTTACAATTCTTGTGGGCGAGTGATGGATTTAACAAAGCTGAAAAGCGAGTGCTAGGACAATGTGAACGTGTATCATTTATGGCGGGCGGTTGGAAAAAGGCACGACAAGAAAAACAAATGCGTGATTGGTTTGGGTTTACACCAACATACTTAATCACACTAGATGCTTATTACTGCTCACAATGCACGACAGACGAATATCTAGCATTGATTGAGCATGAATTAGCCCACATTGGTGTTAAACGTGACGAAGATGGCAATATGCTATTTAGTGATGTAACAGGGCTACCTAAGCATTATCTAGCAAATCATGACATTGAGGAGTTTTACTCAGTCATTGAGCGATACAAAGACAATGTGGATATTAAGGCGATGAAAGAGCGAATTTCACATTAACCGAGAATTTAGACAGGTTTAGACGGATAGAAAAATATGGCAACCCTAAGCAATGAGGTTAGAGCCTTTATTGTACAAGGGCTTGCAAAGTTTCAAACGCCGCAGGAAGTAGCGGTTGATGTCAAAAATATTTATGGCGTTGAGGTTACTCGACAACACGTTGAAAGTCACGACCCAACAAAGGCGGCAGGGCTTAATCTAGCCAAGAAATATAAAGATTTGTTTTTTGAATATCGTGAGCAGTTTAAAGCCGATATCTCATCAATTCCGATTGCTAACTTGGCTGTTAGATTGAGCCGCTTAGAAAACGAATATCAAAAATCTAAGAACCCAAAACACAAATTAGAGGTTTTAGAGCAAGCAGCGAAAGAAGTTGGCGAAGTGTTTACGAATAAGCAGACAGTAAATAGCAAAGTTGAGCAGACAACCGAAACAACACATAGCTTTACTTCTGTTGATGAATTTAGGCAGGTAGCAAGCGAGGTATTATCAAAGGTGTGATATGCGACTGACTGACAAAGAGAAACAAGCAGCACGTATATTAGCCCGAAAAGACCTTTACTTTTTCAGCCGCTATATGTTTTTGACCCAAAAAGGTTACGCATGGCAGCAATCGCCGCATCATCAAATAATCTGTGACAAACTCATGCAGGTGTATAACGGTGAGATACAAAACTTAATCATCAATATCCCACCGCGATACTCTAAGACACAGCTTGCAGTTATCTACTTTATCGCTTGGGCATTGGGCAATCACCCCGATTGTGAGTTTATCCACTCTAGCTACTCTGCGACATTAGCGGTCAATAACTCATCACAGATACGAGATTTGCTACTTAACGAAGAGTATCAAGCGATATTTAATACACGGCTCAAAGATGACAGTAAGTCAAAAGACCACTGGAAAACCACTAGCGGCGGTGTGATGTATGCCACAGGCGCAGGTGGTACGATAACAGGTTTTGGCGCGGGCAAGCTGCGTGATGGTTTTGGCGGTTGTCTGATTTTGGATGACCCGCATAAGGCAGACGAAGCACGAAGCGACACCATGCGAGCCAACGTCATCAACTGGTTTACTGAGACCATCAAGTCAAGGCGTAACGACCCAAGCAAAACCCCGATTATTGTCATCATGCAACGGCTGCACGAGAATGATTTAAGCGGCTATCTACTGGCAGGTAATGACGATGACGACTGGCAGCATTTAAAGCTACCTGCGATACAAGCAGACGGCACGGCATTATGGGCGCAAAAGCACAGCATTGACAAGCTGCACCAAATGCAGATAGCAAGCCCATATATGTTTGCAGGGCAGTATATGCAAGAGCCTGCACCTTTAGATGGTGGCGTGTTTAAGCCAAGCAACATTGAGATTATAGACGCAGTGCCACAGGGCAATATTAAGTGGGTACGCGGTTGGGACTTAGGCGCAACAGTAGGCGGTGACCCAACGGCAGGGGTTAAGCTTGGCAAGCTACCTGATGGGCGTTTAGTGATTGCTGATGTAGTGCATGGTGATGTTAGTAGCGATGACCGAGACCGCATGATGAAAAATACGGCAAGCCAAGATGGTAAAGGCGTATTAATCAGCATACCGCAAGACCCAGGGCAAGCAGGTAAGACCCAAGTACAATACTTAGTTAAGCTACTGCAAGGCTACAAAGTACACACAAGCACAGAGACAGGCGACAAGGTGACCAGAGCCGAGCCAATCGCATCACAGGTCAATGTAGGCAATGTGGTGATGGTGCGCGGTGCGTGGAATGATGCCTTTTTAGATGAAATGCGTATGTTCCCCAATGGCGCACACGATGACCGTATAGACGGACTGAGCCGCGCTTATAGCCAATTAATCGGTACAAATACTTTTAGTTATAAAGATATTATCTAGGGCGGTAAATTATGCTACACACTGACAGTCTAAAATCATTGCTCAGTGGCATGGGCAATATTAACCGCGATAAACTCGCGAGTACAACTTATACTTATATTGAGTTGACAGATGACCAGTTAGTTAATGCTTATCGTAACTCGTGGGTAGCGAAACGATTGGTTGAAGTCCCTGCGATGGACGCTATCAAAAACTGGCGAGTATGGCAGACAGACAATGACAGCTTAAACGCGCTTGAGCAGTACGAGGACAGGTTAAGCATTAAGCAAAAGTTGCTACAAACAATTATCGCTAGCCGAGCGTTAGGCGGTGCAGGGTTATACATTGGCACTAAAGACCAAGACTTATTGCAGCCACTCGATGCCAGCAAGATTAAAAAAGATGGGTTATCTTACCTTATTGTCTTTCCACGGACTGCACTGGTGGCAGGCGAATTAGAGGATGACGTATTAAGCCCATACTTTGGCAAGCCCAAATACTATGAGATTGTCAGTAACGGCAACATTGTCAAAATCCATCCAAGCCGATTTGTGTTGTTTTACGGTGAGCAACGGCTTGATGAGTGGGCATACAGTGGGGCATCACGCGGCTGGGGTGATAGTGTGCTACAAGCGGCATATAACTGGATGCGAAATGCTGATAGCACAGGTCACAACATTGCAAGCCTAATCTTTGAGGCTAACATTAACACGTACAAAGTTCCAGAGCTGTTTGAAAAGTTAAGGGATGAAGAAGAAAAACGCGCTATCGAGGAGAGGTTTGCCATTGCTTCAGCGATGAAAGGCATCAACGGCGATATCGTTATGGATAGCACTGAGGACTTCATCCGCAATTCTGTTAGCTTTAACGGCTTATCCGATATCCTAGACCGCTTCATTGTCTATGTAGGGGCTAGTCAAGGCATACCTGCTAACAAGTTCTTAGGACAGGCTAACAAAGGCTTATCAGACGGTAGCGACCTGCTAACAAACTACTATGACGATATCAAAGCCGTGCAAACGCTTGAGATACAGCCAGCTATGCAGATACTTGACGAGTGTTTAATTAGGTCGGCATTGGGGCATAAGCCCGATAATATTAGCTACTCATGGCAGCCGCTAGAGCAAGCAAACGCTAAAGAGATTGCAGAAACAGGCGACAAACTGGCAAGTATGGCGGAAAAGCTACTGAGCAATGGCTTATTTGAGCCACAGGAAATGCGTGAGGCGTTGATTAACAAGCTAGTCAATGACAACGTGCTACCAAACTTAGGCGATGTGATAGACGCGTCAAATGGGCAGTTAGAGAGTGATTTAAGTTTGGATAATCCGAGTGATAACAGTGGATTGCCTACTGCAAACACGGTATAATAAAGGCGTTGGCTAGGTAAGGATTAATTACCCTTGCCAAAAGTACGACACGCTAGCGTATTGCCAACACCCACAACTAGCGATTACTTAATAGCGGAGTAAAGAAAATGTTAAACGACATAGAGAAAGCCCAAAAATTAGCTTGGGATATCATAGAGCGAAAGCTAATAGAAATCGAAAATAAAGGCATTCTTTTAGACGATAGTTATTACATTGTCAAATTAATAGACTACTTAGTAACTTCTGTTGCAGATGAACTATGGGAAAATGACATTGATATGTCAAATTGTGGCGATGAAAATGGCAATTCTGTATTGGTGCTAAACATTATCGCTAACTATATCGGCAGTGGTTACTTTATGACATTGTGTGAAAATATCGTAAAAATAGACAATGATAGTGAAATGTGTGCAGGTGACTTTGTAAACGCCTACGCCAAATATATTGCTATAAAACACACTGAGTCAATGTTGCGCGGCATGGTTGGTTTAGGTTACCCATACAATGAGAATCAAAACATAAACTATAATACGCCAGAATTTAGCCAATCAAAATTAGATATGCTTGCATCTATGACAACGATGTATAATACAAAGCCTATTAAGTTTGATTGAATCAAGTAATACAAAATCTAAAGACCTAGCCATTGCGCTAGGTTTTTTTATGGGCAAACCATGAACTACGACCTATCCAAACTCACAGGCGCAAGCGACACAGAGTTACCCTTTATCGCTGAACGCCTATCGAGTGAGCGAGCATATCAAAAGGTCATGCGTAGGCTCATTGTAAGCATCAAACAGGCGGTCATTGACGATGTGCTACCTATCTACCGCTTATACATTGCAGATGGTATCACGGACTTGCTAGGGCGGTTTGCGGCTAAGGTTAAGCAAGCGGCAGATAATGCGATAAATTGGGTCACTGGATTTGTCAATAATGAAACGGATTGGCATACCGATAAATTTGCTCAAAGCGTCAAGACAGCGACAGGGGCAGACGTTAAGCCGATTATTCACATAGCAAACATGGACGATATCAAAACGGCTATGATTGAGCGTAATGCGTCACTCATCACTAACTTAGCTGATGATACACGGCAAAAGATTGTGCAGTCAGTCATCAATGCCAGTGTTAACAAAAAAAGCATGGCAGAGTTAAAAGCCGACATTGAGCAGATACTAGGCGGGCAAGCTGCTAGGGCTGATTTAATCGCACAAGACCAAACGATAAAGCTAGTAGCCGACCTAAACCGCTACAGACAAGAACAGGCAGGGATTAAGCGGTATAGATGGGTATCTAAGCAAGATAATAGGGTGAGACCACTGCACCAACGGCTAAACGGTAAAATCTACGAGTGGGGCAAGCCTACTGGCGCAGAGCGTGGACTCCCACCAGGACAGCCGATACGGTGCAGATGCAGGGCAAAGGCGGTGTTATGATTATTACAGCAGAGAAAAACAAAGAGATTAGTGAAAAGTTAGCCGAAATTGTGGCTAATGGCTGCCGTGTTTCGATAGATACTACTAGAGATACAGCGACATTGCATTTTGATAGCAAAGAAGCGCAAGAAGCACTAGCGCAACTTCGGAAAGCAATATACCATGAGATTGTCAAAGGCGCACAAGCAGGTATTAAGTGGCGAAATGATGGCACAGGCTTGGGTGACGCTGACCACTTGCCAGACGGTGTTGTAGTGCACGATACGGTCTATCGCTCACCGATTAAAGGCGCAAAAAGGCGTTCATAGGAAGATAGTATGTGCAATGCTTTTTTTGAATGGTTGAATTGGTTTCTTATTGCTATGGGCGCAGCGACACTTACCGCTATGATTATTATGCCGTTTGTGCTTTACAGACAGCACAAAGAATTCAAAGAGTTTTCAGCGAGAATTAATGACAAAATATCAATGAATGGCAGAGCGACAAAGCATCAAATCAAGCTGTGATATAATAGCGAAAACTAACAAGGATTTTGCTATGAGTGGCAAAAAGTACAAAAGTGGCGATACTATAATTTGCGTTGTTGTGCCTTATTATGGCGGTTTCACAGTTGGTAAAGAGTACAAGGTCATTACAACCTATGCAGGAAAACTTGGGCTTTTATGGCTTAAGGACGACAATGGCAATGAGAGCAAGCACTTACCACAATATTTTAAGTTAAAAGATTAA